AAGACGAGAAATTGGGATTACATAGACTGTGTTTCGCTCAATCCAGTTAACAAAGATGAATTAGCACAGAAAATACGACAACTTACTTGACAAATACCGATCACTGTTCCTGTGCTCCAATGATTACCTCTTCTTGCAGGAATCTTGTCCCTGTTAAGGCCCTTTGCAATCACACTTCCACCTTTACCTGAAAGGCACTCTGAAAAAATGCGCTTAACAACTTCTGCTTCTTCTGGAACGATGACCATCTCACTATTCACATTGGCATACCCATAAGGGGGACTGCCAATAATGAAACTGCCATTTTGAAATTTTTTGCTGATTGACCATGTCATATTCTGTGAAATGGATGCGGACTCTTCTGCCGCAAACCCAGATAAAATAGAAAGCATTAACTCACCTTCCATATCACCTGTGTTTAGATTTTCCTTTTCAAAATAAATGAAAACACCAATATTTAAGAGCTGTCTTACCAGTTCTAAACAATCCATGGTATTACGTGCAAACCGGCTTATAGATTTGGTGATAATAAAATCAACACGATTACTTTCACAATCGCGAATCATGCGAAGAAGCTCAGGTCGTTTTTCCTTTTTCGTCCCTGAAATCCCTTCGTCATAATAAAGCCCTGCAAACTCCCATTCTGGATTGGATTTGATGTAGTTTTCATAGTGCTCCCGCTGAGCTTTAAGGCTTTCTAACTGTTCATCGCTATCTGTTGAAACCCTGGCATATGCGGCCACTCGAAGCTTGTTTTTCGACAACTGTGATCTTGTCAGTTCATCGATTTTCGTTATCTTTTTCATTGTCTCACCTCGCTTTCTTTCATTACATATATCACTCTAAAAGCCACTAATAGCAAGTGATTTAAGACATAATCTCGGCTAGCTTTGGTGAGAATTTCAGTCTGTTTAATGCAGATATTTTGTGTCGTTCATCCTCTGTAATCTTGCCTTCTTTATAGAGCATTCCGATAATGCTTTCTGCTATATAAAAGTCATACTCTCTCTGCAACTGTTCTTCTGTCATTGGTTCTGTCTCACCCTTGATCGGGCTGCCATCTTTTACTTCAATTATCTTCATAAAAAAAACACCTCCTACCTGGTAGCCACGGCAAGAGGTGAAATCTGATTGTTTAACTAATCTTTCTTATATTATCCTCAGGTTTACGTTATCCTCAACAAATGCAAAATTCCTTGAAATCGCAGACGGTTTTCTGCAAATGTTGAGGATAAAAAATTTATTTCAATCCACACAGACGAGCCAGTTCATCTTCATCACTTTCCCACAGAGGTTGTTCTTTAGCATCATCTGGCATATCAACCTTATTCAATGCCTCACGCATTTGATCAAGGGATGGGATTGCGTAAATTTTGGTAGTTTCCACACTGGAATGTCCAAGAATCTTTGAAATCATAATCGAATCTACTCCATCTTGATACAAATGTGTAGCACGTTCTGCACGAAGCAAATGAGGATAAACTCTGTCCGGCATGTCTGGGCAGGAGGTTCTTACAGCATCGGCATATTTCTGGATAAGGCGTTCAACCGTACCGGTAGAAATCCTACCAGTGTTACCTTTGATAATGGTGTAAAACAACAGATGTTCTGGATCTTTGGTATCTGAATGATAAATGGATTTATACAGTTTTAAATGTTCTGCTGTCTTTTCTGTTATAGCCACAGTTCGTTCCTTGTTGCCCTTGCCATTTACATGTATGGATAAGGTATCCAGATTTACATCGTTGACATGAAGTCCTGTCAATTCGCTGACCCTGATTGCAGAATCATAGAGAAGAATCATGATTGTACGATCGCGGATGCCGATTTTTGTATCCTTCGGCTGCGAAAGCAGAGCATTTAACGCTTCTTTAGAGAGAAGAAGCTTTTCCCTCTTTGGAACTTTCATGCCAGGGACTTTTGATACCTGCAAAGCAATGGACTGTAATGACACATCATTATCAGATGCATACTGCACATAATTTTTTATCGCTGCCAGGCGTACATTACAGGTTGCCGGAGAATTCCCATGGTTTTTCAGATAGGCACAATACTCTAGGAGCAGCTCACGGGTACAGTCAGTGAAAGTAAATTTTGAAATGGAGATATTCTTTACTTCGAATAAATACTTTCTAAATACAGACAGGGAATCTTTGTAAGAACGTATAGTTTCCGGACTACGCCCCAACTGCCTAGGAAGATAGTTTTCAAGATACTGAAGGGTCATTGAGAAGAAGAGTTTTGTATCAGTTATCTTTTTTTTCATTGAAATTCACCTCCGGGATTACTAAATCTGATGTTTTATCTTTGGCATGAACGATTTTGAAGCTTTCAGTTACCTGATGATAGTAATAAAGGGATTCATGGATACTGGCATGCCCGAGAAACTTACTGAGATATGGAAGTTTATCCTCAATATTTTCACCAACCTCCATCCAACTGTTCAGACGATCAACAACAAATGTATGTCGAAACGACTTGATTGTTGGAGGGTTGCTGATCCCGGAATAAGGAGTGTTGCCCCATGCTCTTAAAAAGTAATCTCTTACCGAAACATCATTCAGATGATTATCTTCCTTTGTTCCAGGGAAAACCCAGTTTGTGTATGGACGTTCTTTCTGGATATAGGAACGATATTTTTTAAGCATGTCGATGATGTCATCTGTAATCCACAGAATACGATCTTTATCACCTTTGGATTGAAGGATGCGAATAGTTCCTGCATCTAGATCAACACACTCCCATGTGAGCTGTAAAGGTTCATTAAGACGCATCCCACAGCAGTAGTAAAGTCTGAAAAGGACTTTGCATTCATTAATGAGTCTCACTCCATATGACTGACTAACAGGTTTAAGATTGTCCAGATTTTCAAAGAATGTCCGCAGCTCATCACCAGTAAATATGTGTGCTTCAGATGTCTCTTTGGATTGAAATAGTTTTGGAAGATATGCTTCTGTACCAAGAGAAAGCAGATATTTTGAAAGCTGGCGCAGTACGCTGACCCTGATGTTTCTAGCATTCAATCCTTCGGTAGAGCGCTGTACAGACCATTCGTCAGCAAGTTCTTTCGTAACTGTGACGCATGTAAAGTTATGCTCAAGACAAAAATTGTCAAGTTCCTTTAACACATTTTCATTTGATGCATAGGAGTATCCTGATGCACGTTTTTCATCGATAAGTCCCTTAATAACCGAAGCCAAAGTGCTGTAAAAATCATAGTTGCGTTGTATCTTCATCCTATTTCACCGTCCTTTTAATCGGAAGACAGCATGAGCGAATGCCTTCTTCATCAACTGAGAGATATCGGTTAACTGTATCGATAGTAGAATGGCCAAGAGAATCCTTAATAGTGTCAGTTCCAATCCCTGCCGATAACAACCTCGTGGCAAATGTTCTTCTTAAAATATGGAAGGAATGCTTTTCTCCATTGAAAACTCTTTCCATGGCGGTATTACAGGCTGAACGATCTGCATTCCCATATGGTGCTCGCTGAGATAAAAAAATATGATCTGAGGGACTATTGGGTCTTCCGTATTTTAAGTACTGAAAGATGCTGTTTCCGACTGGTACAGGCATTGGAAGAATTAATGAACGGTATGTTTTCTGCTGGGTAATGGCTATTGTTTGATGCTTCCAGTCGATATTAGAAAAACGCAGATTAATTACATCAATTCCTCGCAGCCCCATGAGAAGTCCAATCATTAGAATCGCACTGTCACGCAATTCCAACGGTGTATGTGCATTGTTACGATACGTATAGATACGTTGAATTTCATCATCGGAAAGAATGTCTACGATTTTACGAGATTTTCCATATTGTGATGGCAACGATCTGACCAGATTCTGTTCTGTATACTTTTTCTCAAACAAATATTGCAGGAACTGTCGAATCGAGTAAGCATAATTATTCTTTTTATTTGAGGATTTTTGGGCTGTTGAAATGTTGTAGACCTTAATAAGCTGTGGCGTAACCTCTGAAATTGAAGTAAGTCCCTGGCTCTGCAAATAAAGCAAAAAAGAAATACCGGCAGATTTATGGTGGCTGATTGTATTAGCAGATAATCCTTCTTTTTCTCTTGCAGAAAGATATTCTTCAAGAAGACCTCTGGACCAGACCAACAGAGATACTTCCATTCCAGTAGGTGCTGTAACCGGAGGAATCTTCGGAATAAAAGTCTGTCCACACTCAATAAAGGTTTCCAGCACATGAAAGCAACGGTATTTCATAGGACCCACGCGAAAATCACTTGAAAAAGCATCCATTGACTTCAGCCAGTAAGCAGCAACAGCTGGGGTGTAATCAAGATTCAATTCACTGGCAAAGACATAAAACATCTGGAAATATGCCAGGTAATTGCTCCGAAGAGCTGCAGGATCAAAACGGTAGGTTTCTTCAAGAGACTTAATAAGTTCTTGGCATCGCTCCAGAAAAGTTTCGGCTGATAACCGGAGTTCACTCTCCTTGGCATTTATTTCAGAAATAGTTGCGACAGATATATTTTTCAATGCAAATCCGGCTGCTTTCGCCTGCAAAGGCGCGGTAAGTGAATAGGACCTATGTTTAGGAATAAATCCCTGATTAGCTAGGAATTGCAGGAAGTATCTGACAGAGTAAATGCAGATATATTTGTCGCCTATAGACTCTGCATATTCATGGTATTTGGAAATGACCGGAACTGTAATCTCTTCAGGATCGTAAATATCATTGTTTACAAGGAAAGTTGCAAAGCTTGTACAGTGAATGATTTGTTCTCTGGTTGCTCTAGGCTTCAGCCGAGTTAAAAGATCTTCTTTATATTCAATGAGTATTGTCTGCCAGCATTCTGGAAGACAGTCAAAAGAAGTCTCGTAATACTTGTAATTACCAGTGATTTTTCCCAGAGTCATGACGTCATTGAATTCATACACAGCACGTCTCATTCTAAAGAAAGTTTGGTTATCCCAGGACTCTCTGTTCAAGTTGAGCCAATTTAAGGCTTCATCATGACTATAGGAAAGGTTGTTTTGCTCAAGGTGTCGTCGCAGGGAATTGATTGCAGCCATCTTCCCCAAATTAATGACATGACCGTTGTCGAGCCAGCATTGTTTAATTAAGACAACACCTTCATCGTAAGTGAGGTTCATAGTTTTTCCTCCTGTTTTTATATTTTTGAGAAACACATTTCAATAATATTATCCTCAGCTTTTGAGGAGGAAAAACTGTAAATAAAGGATTTATGAAAAAGTTGAGGATAACGTAAACCTGAGGATAATATAAAAAATCATGAATTCATGATTTCTTATAAAATTCGCATTCATAACCATCGGCATCAAGAAGCAATCCCTTTGCCCAGGGAGGGACTCTACTCATCTGCTGGCATACCCTTTCAAGTGACATGCTAGGATCCGCTTCAATAATAACTTCATCATGCACATGAGCCACAATGCGGTAAGAGCTTAGAGTCTTTATGGCATGCATCAAAATATCACGAGAGATTGCTTGGACAATGTTTTCTACAAACTTAGGTCCATAGCTTTCAAGTCGATCCCATTTTTTAGTAGCACCGACACCTTCGTAAGTGACCGATTCACCACCGAAGATATTCTCACCAATCTTTGGTTTAACATAGGCAAGCTGCCTACCAGAAGGAAGAACGATAAAGAGCATTCCACTCCTGTAATGAAACTTAATATTTTGTATTTCTTGAGACTGCTTTTCCTTAATACACTTCTTAGCTGCTCTATCCACATCCCACCAGAATTTTACGATGTACGGATTGGCCTGCCTCCAGGCATTAACCAGGGGTTTCAGTTCTTCCTCTTCAAGTCCCATCTCCAGCGCACCCATAGCCTTTAAAGCTCCCACTGATCCACCATAACCTAGGGCCAGTTCTGCGATCTTGCCTTTCTGTCTTAAATGCCCATTCACACCGTGCTTTTCTACGGGGACATTAAACATCTGTGATGCGGATGCACAGTAAATATCACCGCCGCTTGCAAATACTTCACTTCTCCAATCTTCACCTGCAAGCCATGACAGTACACGAGCCTCAATGGCAGAAAAGTCGGCAACTATAAACTTACAGCCTTTCTTTGGTACAAACGCGGTACGAATAAGCTGTGAAAGAGTATCTGGTATATCTTCATAAAGCATTTCAAGGGCTTCAGAATTACCATTTTTTACGATGCCTCGCGCCTCTTTTAAATCCAGCATATGGTTTTGTGGTAGATTCTGCAGCTGCACTATCTTTGAGCTGAAACGTCCTGTACGATTGGCCCCCAGAAAAGTAAACATACCACGAATCCTGCCATCACTGCAGACTGCATTTTCCATTGCAGAATATTTCTTAACAGATGACTTTGCCAGTTGCTGACGGAGTTTAAGCACCTCAGCTAGATGCTCCGGCGCTTCCTTCAATAGTTCTGCCACAGCCTTTTTACCGAGGGTATCTGTTTCCACGCCATTTTCAGAGAGCCAGCCTTTCATCTGTTGCACTGAGTTTGGATTATCAAGTTCTGTTACTTTCTGCATCTGATCCATCAGCTTGGTGCGTGACATCTCATCCATAGTAATGGCCTGTTTTACAAAGTCCATATCTACCTTTATGCCTCGATCATTGATTCTCTCACTTAAATGATATTCATCCCATACGAAATCTGGCACAGGAAATTTAATCAATTTCTGCTCAATCTCAATCTCAGCTTCGACATCACGAATGTTATAGGCTTTGAATCGCTCCCATTTATCTAGGTCATCAGAGGGTAAATTTCTTGTGCGGTTTCCATTTGCCTTAGTTGGGCTACAAGGAGAACAAAAGAAACGAATCAGATCTTTACCTTCCATCATTTTTTGCTTCCCAAGGCCAAGAACCGCACCCACACCTACTAATGATAACGGCAGCCCCATATATGCTGCCCATGTCATTGTGCACCTCCATGATTCAGGAGGAATATACTTACCCACTGGGTATCCCAGAAAGCGTGAGAAGCATATCCGCTCAAAGGAAGCATTATGAGCATATTTTATAACATTATCATCTTCTATTGCAGAAAGTATTACTGGTGGTATCTTTTCACCGCGGGCTAGATCGATTATTTTAACCTCACTTCCGTCTGTGGAATAGGCAAACAACAAAATTTCAAAATCATCTGCCTGAACATAACGATACACACCACACTTTGCTAAATTGACGCTACTATAAGTTTCAATATCACAATGTAATGTTTTTATTTCAGCCATGCATATCTATCTCCATTCTTTATTTTGCTTATAGCCTGATGACCCACACCATACATCTCTCCAAGCCGAGTGCAAGTAAATCCACAGAATAATCCAAATCGTATTCCTTCAACATCATCCGTGGTAAGTTTCTTCCATGCCTTGCCTTGGCGATAAACATCATAAACATTTTCAGTCTGCGTATCATATCGAAGGTTCATTAGGCGATTATCTTTTGGATCCCCGTTTGCATGAAGCACATACATACCATCTCTTTCACCTACAAAAGCAGCCATAACCAAATGATGAACTGCAAAGCTTTGTCTTGGATCATTTAGGACAACCATTTGATAATTACCTCGATTTCCGGGTCGAAGTATTCTTTCCTTTAATAAATAATCAAACTCGCCATTCTGATTGCTACTATGAATTACACGTTCAAGACTCTTAATTCTGCCCTCACTGCTTGCCTGGTACTTCCCCTCATATCCGGGTATGTCTTTCCATATTTCATCCATTTAATATACCTCCGTTCCTAAAAAAAGAAGGTGGCAGAGGAAATACCCCCACCACCGTCAATTGGCCTTTTCTATTAGGCAAGGAAGTCATCTTCTGCAAGAGTTGTAAAATCATCTGCTGCAGAACTCTTTCCACCAAGAGGCTCGCCATCTTTAATCTTTTGAATGTTGCCAAGTCCGCAAGCCACACCTTTATTTCCATTGGAATTGAATGCGAAAAAATTCAGAGAAACCCTAGCAAAGCATCCGCTGTAAACTTCACCACGATCCATAATTGGCTTTACACTCTTGTCCACAATTTGGGGAGCGGTTTTGCTATTGGCATTGATAAAATAATGCCCTTTATATGCTTCGTCATCGCGCTCCACATCCCCATCACGCAGAGGAATTTTTATAGCAGCCTTGTTGGGCTTCTTTCCACCAAACTTAGCGATGCCTTCATCAATAGCAGCATCAATAGCAGCATTTACTGCGTTAATGGTTTCTGTATCGTCCTTTGGAATGAGTACGGATACGCTGTATTTTTCAGCACCACCGTTGACGGAAACCGGCTCCCAGCCGTGGAAGTAAGAAAGTCTTGTGTTCACACCTGTAATAACCTTAGTTCTATTCGTATTGTTTTTCATAATGATCAATCCTCCATAATTTCATTAAATTCGTTTTTTGCGTTCGTTACGTTCATAGCCACTCTTTTATCTGTTTTAGGAACAAGTGTTGGCTTTCCCGGTGGTTTTACTATGAGGCTTCCTAAGATTTCCTCAAATTTGGTTTTGCCCATCAGTTTCTGCATCTCTGTCAAAGGAATAAGGCTCTTACGGTAAATATCTTTATATCCACCCTCTACAGCTTTTTGTGCTACAGCATCTTCATCTTTGTACTTACGAACTGAGCGACCTTCCACAACTTTAAAACCACTCCACTCTTTCCCTAGGGCACAAATGGTACTTGAAAACTTGGTTCAAAAAGGACTAATATCCGAACTCGAGTTTAACAAAATTACGAAACTCAATCGTCAATCTTTCACCCCAGCTTTAGCACAGATTATGCCTGAAAATCGTTGCTATTAAAGCGTTTCAGAGGTAATATGTGACACTACAAGGAGGTGAAAAATTGAAAAAGGTAACGAAAATCAACCAAAATTCAAGTGATTACCAAAAGCATTCAAAACTTCGTGTGGCGGCATATTGCAGAGTTTCTACAGACTCCGATGACCAGATCCTAAGCCTAGAAACACAAGTTAAACATTACGAATCTTACATTAGAACAAATCCTGATTGGGAGTTTGCTGGCCTATACTACGACGAAGGCATCACAGGAACTAAAAAAGAAAAACGACCTGAACTACTTCGGATGATTTCCGACTGTGAGCATAAAAAAATTGATTTTATCGTAACCAAGTCCATCAGCCGGTTTGCGAGAAACACCACGGACTGCTTGGAACTGGTGCGAAAGCTAATTGATCTTGGCATCTTCATTTATTTCGAGAAGGAAAATATAAACACAGGCTCTATGGAAAGCGAACTCATGCTGTCAATCCTAAGTGGACTGGCCGAAAGTGAGTCCATCTCCATTTCAGAGAATAACAAGTGGTCTGTACAGAGACGATTCCAAAATGGAACCTATAAAATCTCTTCTCCTCCCTATGGCTACGACAGTGTCGATGGGAAGCTGATTATCAACGAGGAACAGGCTGAAATAGTCCGCTTTATCTTTGCTGAGGTTTTATCTGGAAAAGGCACACAGAAGATTGCTGATGACTTGAACCAGCGAGGCGTTCCAACTCAAAAAGGTGGCAAATGGAGATCGACTACAATACGTGGAATGGCCGCCAACGAAAAATACACTGGTGACGCTATCTTTCAAAAAACCTACACTGATAGCTCCTTTAATAGACACATTAACAACGGCGAGAAAGATCAGTACCTTTTCAAGGGACATCATGACGCCATCATTAGCCACAATGAATTTGAAGCTGTTCAAGCTATTATAGAGCAACGCGGACGGGAAAAAGGCATAAAGAAAAACACCACTAAATACCTTAACCGCTACCCCTTTTCAGGAAAAATCATCTGTAGTGAATGCAGCGGGAAATTTAAGCGAAGGGTCATGACCTCAGGAAAACACAAGATCACATGGTCCTGCTCTACTCACATTTCAGACATCGATAGTTGTTCGATGAAATCTATTCCCGAGACTCAAATCGAGTATGCCTTTGTCACGATGATCAATAAACTTATCTTCGGTCATAAGCTTGTTTTAAAACCCCTGCTGGATAGTCTTACTGGAATGAACTCTGAAGATAGCCTTTCAAAAATTCAAGAGATCGATAAGAAAATTGAAGAAAACGGCGAGCAGCAAAATGTGCTTAGTGGTCTTAGGGCCAAAGGGTATCTTGATCCAGCAGTTTATAAGAAAGGCAACAATGAGCTTTTAAATGAACTGGAACGCCTGAAACAGCGAAAAGAATCTTTGATGAGGTTGCTGAGTAGCGATGACGAAACTCAAAAAGTTGTCAATGAACTCTTGCGGTTTACAAGCAAATCTCCGATGCTCTTAGAATTTAACAGTGATGTTTTTGTCAGATTTGTAGACCAGATCATTGTCTTTTCAAGGGAAGAAATAGGTTTCGAATTGAAATGTGGCATTACTTTTAAAGAAAGGTTGGTGAGTTGAATGGGCCACACACCCTACGGTTACAGAATTGAAACTGGTAAAGCAATTATCGATGATGAAAAGGCTGAACAAATAAAGTTGCTCTTTGAGGCTTACCTGTCCGGCGATTCACTTGCAACAGCTGCTAAGAAAGCTAGCATTAAAGCCTTCCATGCTGGAATAGGTAATATCCTAAAAAACAAAAAATATGTTGGTGATGATTTCTACCCTGCAATCATTGATAACGATAGCTTTGAAGCTGCTGAGATAGAGCGTCTGAATCGAGCTAAGAAGCTT